AGATTTAATATATAGTTTCATTACATTGTCATGTATAGTTCTAAAACCAAGTTTATAATAAATACTATTACATGTTCCAGTAAAGTCACTACAGTCTTCAAGTTTTATAGTAAGATTCTTTCTTCTTCCAAGTTTAATCAACATACATTTTATTAAAAGTGTTCCATATCCATGATGTCTAAACTCTTCATGAACATGTAATACAGTAATAACTACATCTGGACGCCAACATATGTACCCAACTTCATTGACACCTTTAAAAATTGTAATTGTATTCATTATTTATGAAAGAGAAAATTTAGTTTTAAAGCTCTGTAATTTAATACGATTAGGGATTATTGGATTTTTATTTCCTTTACGTTTGAATATAGGTTCAGACCAGTTATATTCTTTCGTGACATTTTTACCATAAAATGTCCCAGTGGACATTGAACGTATATTTGCCGATGGGCGTTTACGAGATCTTCCAAAGTCAATTATCTTTACAGCAATACTACCATCTGCATGAGTAATAACATATACATTTCCGCCATGAAGATCACCATGTTCTATACCCAATCCATGAAGTTTCTTAACAAGTAATTTTAGCTTATTAAAGACTTTTTGTTTTTTATATTGTAATTCTTTACTTTTAAAAAAATCATGAATTGACATGATTGTATCTTTTTTATAGAGTTTTAAATTATTCATTGAAAATGCATCAAATTTCCTGACAGCTCCTTTCATTTTAGGAAAATAGTTTACATATACATTACGTGGAATTGCAATACGTTGTTTTAGTTTGTATACTTTTGGAGAAATTCCGTATACCCCAGCAATCTTTTGAAATGCAAACTCTTTTTTTCCAAGTGGGCTTGCAATAATTTTAACAACTTTACGCGTTCCATTTTTTGTATTTAGGGTAAAGACTGCGCCATTTGCTGAAGATTCTCCAATTTGTTTACCAAGATTCATTTTAGTATACAATTATTTTTAAAACCCAACTCTGTATTAACCATTTCATCGTGACATGTATTATTTAACAACATGAAACACACAATAGTACTGTACACATTCAGTAAAAGCAAGTACACGCGAAACACTTGTAAAAAATGAATCATTCTTACAAGTGATATGATACAAGAAAGAAAGACATAACTAATAATAGGAGTCAACTCACAACTAATTACCCCGTATACTCCAATACTTTTTAATAAACAAATCAAAAGAGCTTCTTCATCTTGGTACACAAGAATAAGATTAGCAGAAATGTCTAAGCCAATGAGACCTAAAAGCCTCTTGTTCATCTTCCTTTTTGATTATATATATTAGCAAAACTCTAAGGTCTTCAATAACCTCTGAAACTCTTCCTAATGTATATGGGTCACCAACGTCCATGTGTATGAATAAGACTTTTTATAATTTCTTTTGATACAATTGTATTTTTATCAAATCCATCTCGGCCCATGAGTCCACGGTTGAGTAATCTCTTGATGACCTCATTGTCTTGGGAAAAGTTTCCAATTGTAATCATCTTGTAAAACAAGAGTACCAATGTGTTTTAGGGGGGTTATCCTTCTTGATAAGATAGGTTAGTAAAACTCTAAGGTCGTTTACTGTTCTGCGACGTAACATTTTTATTTCCATTTCAAGTATATGTGGAACACTTCTTTGATATTGTACAATCTGATCACTAACAAGTTCTGAAGTTAAGAGTGTATCAAGAGTAATCTTCTTGTGTCCGACCCATAAACTTTTAACAATTCTTTGAATACTTGGATCACTTTGAGGCAACTGCATGATTGTTAGCATCTTCTTTATAAAGAGGAAATCTTATTTTTATCCTACAAAGTGAACAGTAACTAGAGTCTCGTGTATCCATGATCTTCATGAGACACTTGAAACATATATCACGATGTAAAGAATCTTTACAGTAATAACATTCATTTGTAAACTGTAATTTTACACAAGAATGGCACAAGGTGGTTGACATGAATCTTTTCCAAATTTAAATCCAATGGTGAAAAAAACTAGATGAGTTAAAATAATAATAGGTTGACCTCTTCCTATTAACATTATTACATTGTTTACAGTGACACCTTTTAATTAAGTGAAGTGTTATGATGATGGTTCACTTGGATAAATTTGGCATCACTTAGTTGGTCCAATTGTTTACAATCTGTATAGGCGCATGCACTTCTAATACTTCCTGAAATGTCACATAGTGTATCATCAATAGGACCTTTTATAGGAATGGCTACTGATTTACCTTCAGATGTTCTGTATCCATTCATGCCTCCATTGTACTTTTGATTTGCTTCACTTGATGACATTCCATAAAATGATTTGTGAGTCCCACCGTGAACAGTTTCACCGGGTGATTCATTGTGTCCGGCGAATATACTTCCACACATGACAAAGTCGCTACCACCTACAAATGCTTTTACAATATCACATGGGTTAACTATACCTCCATCAGACATTATACGACCGCCAGCTTCATGAGCTGCTTGAGAACATTCCATGACTGCAGACAACTGTGGGTACCCAACACCCGCTTTGAGTCTTGTTTCACATACTGCCCCGCTTCCAATTCCAACTTTGACAATATCAACTCCACACTTTTGAATAAGTTCATGGGTTGCTTCTGGCGTGACAACATTACCCGCAGTTATAATCATGTTTGGAAAAAGTGCATGCATGTGAAGGCATGTATCTTGTAGTGATTGCATATATCCATTGGCAACATCGATACATAAAAACTTTGGGTGAATCTCGAAATCCTGGAGACTCATAAGTAGACTAATCATAGTTCTACAATCATCTTTTGTTGTTCCGCAGCTCAGCATGTAATGATCTGTATCAACAAGTTCAATAGGAAAAGGTTGTGAAGACCATGGTTTATTAAAATGTTTTGGAAAGCATGATATATAGTTGTGTTGTTTCAAGATGTTAAATGTATCCAAGTTTGTAACTGTATCCATATTTGAAGATACAATAGGAACTCCTGTCCACGTAACCTTGTTATTAAATGTAATATTCTTCTGGAGAGAAACTTCCTTGCGACTACAAATTCGAGTCTTCTTTGGGACTATAAGAACATCTCTAAAGTCAAGTTTTACTTCACGCGACAAAAACTTTGTCATCATTTATATTGTATGATGAAGATTTCCTTATACCACTGTTTTCCACCATGTTAAAGGCATATCAGGTAGAGTATTATTATTTGGAAAATCCATACCGGGTATTGGGTAAGGTTGCATATCAATTTCCTTGTGAGTCACGAGGTCTTTTCTAACATATGTACATTCAACGACTGCTGGAAAATTAATATCTACCCATGGAGATATTGCAGGGCAGTTATTTCCATGAATATGAATACATACAAAGTGTTCATCCATAAAATATAAAGTTTTAAGAATATCATTGTACCTCTGTAAAATAAACAAAGGATTTCCAGTGGTTTCACCCCCATTAAAGTGGTATTCGATAATAACCTGTGAAAATTCTTTAATCTTGGTAGATGCAGTCAAGACGGTCCATTCCCATCCTTCTATATCAATTTGAGCAACCATTTTACTACAGTCTGTGTGTCCATTTGTAGCAATTTGATTATCAATAGTATCCATGTCATGCGTTTTTTCGTAAGATACACCTTGTTTAAAAAAATGTATATAATCAGGTTTATCAGTTATACCATTAATAGTATGATCATAGACATATGAAGGTTTTCCATACTTTTTATAAAATTCTTTTTCAAATTCAATTAGATCATTTGAACCATAACTATATAGACCATCAGATTCTGGAAGATCACAAATTACATAACCACCATCACCTGGTTTACCAAAACGAATTTTATTAAAGTTAGTCTTGTATGGAATGAGTTTACTTTTTATATTTTTCATAATTTCTAAAAATACTTCATCTGTATTCATTTTATAATATTATAAAGATACATAGCTTTATATAGTTAAATGTCAATTTTTGTTCCTGTTTCACTTGGTGAACTTGTTGACAAGATTACAATTTTAGAAATTAAATCTGAAAAAATTAAAAATACAGATGCTCTTTTGAATGTGCAAAAAGAACTTTTAGCTCTCACTTGTGTACAGTGTCCCACAGTTGATGCAGAAATTATTAGAGAATTGAAAACTATAAACGAAAAAATATGGGAAATTGAAGATGGTGTAAGAGAGTGTGAACATGTTAACATGTTTGATAACCATTTTATAGAATTGGCAAGGTCTGTGTATATTAATAATGATAAAAGAGCTGCTATAAAAAGAAAAATTAATGAAATGTATCAATCTGAATATAAAGAAGAAAAGGGTTACATTAATTATTAATGGATTTAACAATAGTACACCATCTTGGAATTGGAGACAGTCTAAATATAAATGGAATGGTAAGACACTTTAGTTCAAAAGGATACCATGTACATGTCATTACAAGGAAAAAACAGTATGAAAGTATACAGTTTATGTATCGTGATGATTCTAATATAATAGTTCTTACTACAGAATCAGATAACCCTAATGATATTAGAAGTGTTATAAAAGGAACTTCTTTAAATTTAGGGACATATAGTTGTAGTAATAACGAATGGGCTTATATAATTAAAAATTTTAATTCATGGGCACATTTTCCATATTATCAAGCTGGTTTAAATCCTATAATCATGAAAACTAAATTTAAACTTGTTCGTGATACAGAAAGAGAAGAAGAACTTTTAAAAACATTTGGTGATGATGATTTTATATTTGTACATGAAGATCCTAAACATAAGTGTCTACAAGTTGATACTACATATAATATTATAAAACCTGATACAGTTTCTTTACCTTTTAATATTTTTGACTGGTTAGGTGTACTAGAAAAAGCTAAAGAGATACATTGTGGACACGGGGGATTTGCATGGATAGTAGAAATGTGTAATATAGGAACAAAAGAAACAAACTTTTTCCATTTGAATTGTGCAAATCCAACTATTTCTACAAAAGAAGTTATGTGTGTATTTTCAGAAGACCAATGGACTTTTAAAAATGAGTAATAGTAATGAAGACGGGTGATTTAATTTTATTCAAGGGACAAGTATCTTCATGGTTTTTAATAACTTTTCTCATTGAATTTTTCTCATGGTCACCGTGGGTCCACGTTGGTATAGTCCTCGAAGATCCAGTCGGTCTCAAGGGTCTTTATGTATGGGAAAGTGTTTATGGACTCGGTACACTTGATCCAGAAGATCACAAGAAGAAGTTTGGAGTTCAGTTGTCTTCTCTTCCAGATAGACTGAAAGGGTACAAGGTGTACACACGAGAGTACCAAGGTCTTGATTTTTCAACAGAGGAGATTGAAGAAGTTCATAAACAAGTTCATGACAAACCATATGATATTGTTCCTCTTGACTGGTTAGAAGCAGTTACACATGTTGACTTGCGTCCCAAGAAGGTTAATAGATTTTGGTGTAGTGCTCTTGTTGGATACATCTTGACAAAACTTCATGTAATTCATGGTGATGTTGATTGGAGTATACTTTCACCAAAGTACTTTGCAAACTTTGATAATAATAACTATGGACCAATAAAATCTTTGAAATAGTATGGAAGTCGCAAAAGAACTTGGAGTCTTGTGTGTGAGCCATCGAACTGTAAAAGAAACTGACGCAGTCATGTTTGATATAGATGAAACACTAATTCACGTTGATGGTACTCCAATACCAGAAATGATTTCATTATTACAGTTGTGTAGAAACCTGGGATACATTGTTATTATTATAACAGCCAGACCAGACACTGCAATAAATCATTATTACACAAAGTGGCAACTCATTTCATATAATATTTTTCCAGCACAAGTTTATTTTGTACCACCGGGTGAAAAAACAAGGGTGAAGGAACAAACTGGATTACATTATGTTTTGAGTGTTGGAGACTTGTGTACAGATTTAGGAAGAAGTGATTACTGGATAAAACTCCCGGATGCAGTAGACTTAAACATATATAGCAATATTAGTGTATGAACTGTATTATATATGCAAACTGTGTTGGATGTTTAGGCATGGCAAGACTATTTTCATCGCATCCAAGTTTTAAATCTATAAAATTTTATCATAATTATATTGTAGATGAATATCCATCTGACGAGGAACTATCAATATGTAATCTTTTTATTTTTCAGTATTCATCTAAAGAGTCAGTTGAAAAATATACATGTAAATTACATGAAACATGTAAACAAGTAAGTTTTCCATATATATATGACGATGGGACATTTAGTATTCACATGGGGACAGGTGGTTTTACACCAATTGATAAACTTGTTAAAAAAAATTATACATTAGATGAAATTTTAAAAATGTATGATGATGGTACAATAGACTTTGAATTAGAATCAAGACGTGAAAAAAGTATACAAATATTAAAAGAAAAGGAAAAAGTGTGTACCATACAGATATCAGATTTTATAGAATTAAATCGTATCAAACCTATATTTTTTACACATAATCATCCTACAATGATTTTATTAATTGAACTTTGTAACCGAATTTGTATATATTTAAATATATGTACATTTATAAGTTTACCGTTTGGTTGGTTATCCGGTATACACCTTGATAGTGTAGGATTTTGTCACCATCCATGGGATAAAATTGAATCTACAAATAAAAAAAGTATATTAAATCTTGATAGATATTCTTTAAAAAATCAAGTTACATGTTTACATGGTGAACATGAAAAAGATTTTTATATCGTAAGCGATGAACTTACTAAAATGTCTATAACTAAACACGTACTCGAGAATCATATTTCATCTCCATCTTTTTCAAATCTACAAATTGCATAACACTATTATCATAAAGAACTTTGACTTTACGAAGTAAATCATTTGTGTAAACTATAATATTTTCAATACTAATTTTAAATTCATCAAACTTTATATTTCTATGAAGTAAATCAACTAATAGATTATGAAGAACATCTCTAAACATGACAAGTACTGAATTCACATCACGAACTTTTTCTCTCGCTTTTTCAGATCTTTGAATTCTTGATTTAAACTGAATCTCTGATATTGTACCATGCATAAACTTTTTACGATTTTCCAAATTCATATCATCTGCAAGTTGCACTTGCTCAAGATATCGTATCAAGTGATTCCACAACCTATGAATTTTTCCAATGTATCCAGTTTCATCACCAAGTACAACTAAAAAATCATAGTACAGTGGGAATTCACATTCACCGGGTTGTCTCTGAAGAGTTCCATGCAGTCTCTGATAATCATAATAGTGTGGGTTGTGAATAACACCTGTATCAATCTCCATAGTATTCCAGTCAAAGACTACATGGCATGAAGTGCACCACATCTGAGAACAGCCAGACGCCTTGAATATCATTTCACCACACTTGGGACATGGTTTGGTATCATCCTTGAGTAATTTCATGGTTTCAACGGCACCTGGATCGCATGTGTGTTCACCAATTTCATTACAGTCCTTGCAGATACAGTTTTTACAGAGACTGCATTTCCAAGAGGATGATAGAAATCCTAAACATTTATCAACGGGACACTTTCTAATAAAAACCTTTTTCTTTTTTTTTATTTTTTTATCAACACCATGATACATTACATTTAATTCATTGATAGCATTCTTTATCTGTTCATGGGGTAATTCATTTTTAAGTTTTTTAACTTCTATTATTCTCTTCTCATGGGCTATAAGAGGCTGAAGAGTTGGAAATAAACTTTTTTCTCTTTCAAAAAGTATATTCTCTCGATGTAACTTGTACTTTCCATTAACAAAAGGTTTTGGAAGAACTTGAAGTAAAATCTCACGAGACCACAACTTGTTACAGTTCATACAATGTGAATCTTTTGATAGACCTAATAAAAATGTACTGACGCATGGAATACAGCACTCAAATTTGCAATAGGGACACTGGATACACTTGGTGGTGGTTTCACAGCACACAGAGCAATCTGACATTTACTAATAGTTCCTTTTACACTTGAATACACTTTAGACATTTTTTTTATAAAAACATATTTTTTTTATTTAACAAAGAACATATACTACAATAGTAAACCCCATGTCATTCTTCGAAGGAATACGCTTTCCAAGTCGCTTGTTTCGAATCATATTCTTATGCTTCGAAACAAACAAGTTTTTAGGCATGTTATCATCTTCAGTCCAGACAGATTTGACTGTTTCAATGAAAACATACTCGAGATTTTCAAGGTATACATCAAAGTCCATTCCAATGTCCATCGCCTTTTGATAATCCTTTTGAAGTTCCATGATTTCCTGGAGTAAAAACTCGCTATAGTAATCAGTGGTTGATGGGGGAGACCAAAGTGGTGTAGTTATAGGTATCTCAAGGCTTGTAACTTCATCGGTAGCCACATCGAGTTCATCCATCTGAGAACCACCCCAAGTCTCCCATGATACATCAGATTCTGCATCACTTTCGGTATCTTCATCTGAGCTAAACTCATCCCCCTCAAAGATTGCTTCAAATGCTTCATTGAATACATCTTCATTCTTCTTATCGTTGCGTTCCTGTTCCCAAGTCTCTGCAACCTTGTACATGCCCTTGAAGTACATGGCACGGCGGCACATGGGACAGGTTGGGTCATCGCTCTTATGGTACCACTCCTTGACACAGTCTTTGCAGAATGCATGCTTGCACACAAGAGTACAGTTTGCAACCGCGCTGTAGCAGACGGCACATTCAGAGTCCATCGAGGGACAAGTTCAAAGAACTTGGAACTTTTACTATTAGTTCTTTTGTGACGTGATTATATTTCAGACATGTTTTTAATTAACTTAAAGACAATGTACTATATATGAGTAGGCGAGAAACTCTTCGTAGCTTAGAGGCAGAGCACCCGGCTGTAGTCCGGTAGGTCACCTGTTCGAATCAGGTTGAAGAGAAAAAGCAGTGTGGCGCAGTGGAAGCGCATTGGGCTCATATTGAGGGACTTGTCCATCATTAAAAGAATACCCAAGGGACACATGATCGAAACATGTCACTGCTAAAGAGCTACAACTCTATAAACTGTAAAGGCTCTTGTAGCTCAGCCGGTAGTAAAAACACCGTAAGCAACAGGCTGTTATTAGGTAGTGTCACCTGGTGGTCACAGGTTCGAACCCTGTCGAGAGCGACTCTATTTTATTATTATCTACAATAATAATAATAAAATGGTTAAATGTGTTTTAATATCAGAAGAGGATGGAAATATATCAGATGTTGAGATAAACATTGTTGGTAATGATTTGTACCGAATACTTAAAGGAACTGGGACATTTATTGGACAGTTCCCGGATACAAACATTGTCATTATGAAATGTGACGTCTCTTATTTCGAGTTGAATGAAAATAGAAATAAATTACCAGAGCCATTTCATGAAGAAGTTGTTATGGGTCCTATTTTATTGGTGTACATGGATGATGAGGCGATTCCCCAAGATTTTACAGTTGTGGATTATTTCGCACAGGTACCCATGCATCACCCTTTAAAACAGATGTTGAATACTTCATCGCAAGTATAAACTGTATGTTAATATATTCAATCAAATCTTTTTCAGAAACCTTGATACCAAATGGGTTTTTATTTAAAACTTTTTCAACTTGTGATTCTCCTTCTAATGTTGCTTCATGGAGACTCTTGAACCACAATACGTGTTTTTTGTCTTTTGTATCAAATGCACTTGAAAACTTTTTAGTAAGTGTTGGTTCCATTATATTTTATAAGTGTATTTTCTTTATTACATTAAACTATCGTATAGATTTTCTTTACCAGGTGACACATATTCCTTTGTATCAGGGTCCCATCTATTGTCTTGTTTCTCAATAGATTTAATGTGCCACAATGCAAGTAATGGGTTAGCTGGTATACCTGCACTTTTACCACTTGAACTAATTTTTTCATGAAGATTATTATTATATCTAATGGATGGAATGTTTTTAAACACTCTAACTGAATAATCCGGCCAGTTTATCCAACCAACTTCATTTACTGTAAAATTACATTTTTGAATCCATTCTTGTGTATAACCAGGACATATATTAATACGAGGAACATGTATAATTTCTACATCTTCTATATCAATAATTGCTTGTTTAATATTTTTTATCAAGGCTTCTTGGGGCATTTCATCTGCATCAATAATGAAAATATAATCACCATTACACTTTGAAATTTGATAATTCCTATGATCTGAAAAACTACCACAAAAATCACGTTCATTAATAACTATATCACTCTTAAAAAATTCAACGACTTTTAAAACTTGTGATGAAACATGTTTAGAATCCACAAGAACATTAATTTCATCATCTAAATCTTTCACAGTTTTCAAAAATGAAATAAGTGAATAGAGTTCTTTGGATTCATTACACACAGTTATAGCATAAGATAGCTTCATTATTAATAATAGTAATCAACCTTTTAAGCAATGCTTAACCTCGCACATCATGCTCTGTTTGAGTTTAGCAAAAGTAATCCATGTGACACAGAGCATCCAGTTATTATGGATCAGATATTTGATGTTGAAATGAATAGACTAACAAATCAACGTATTATAAATTATTTGAAAGCTAAAATTAAAAAATTAAAACACAAGGTTCATGCAATGTCTAGTTTAAAGTTGATTGATATAAATTTTGTAAAAACAGATAAAATATCATCAGTTATATCACATGAGTTGTTTACAATATTTAATTGGAACAAGGTTATGAATGAAGAACAAGCTTCGTGGAAGGAATACTTTCATATGTTGTATGAATTACTTGTAAGTGACTATGACAATGACCATACAGGAAATGTTATACTTGCAAGATCTGTTATAAAATATCATAATGTACTCACAGTTCCAGAAAAAATAAATTGCAATGATCCAATGTATTCTATTATTTCGAGTATAGATGATTCATTCAGAGAATTAAAAGTGGAGCAAATTGTTATATATGATAGTCTAAAACATCTCAAGACTGTAATCAAAGATATTCAACAGAGAACAACACTCATTCAATGTGAAATTGTTAAACTTCAAAGGGAAATGCGATCATGTGAAGCTGACAATGAAAAGTATTTTCAAATGATTAAATGGTCTGTTAGGTAATTCTCTGAGATAATAATATTTATTAGTAGTAAATGTCATCGGGAGGCATGTCACAGTTGGTTGCGGTTGGCGCACAAGATGTATTCCTTATCGGGAAACCAGAAGTTTCTTTTTTTCAGTCTGCTTATAAACATCATACAAACTTTTCGCAGGTTGTGGCTCGTCAGGTGCTCCAGGGTAATCCAACTCCCGGAGGAATGTCATCGGTTAAATTTGAAAGAGCTGGGGACATGATGGGCTATGTATACATTGCACCAATATGCACAGCAGCCGGTGGCGCATCAACTGCCTATCAAACACAAAATTGGTCAAATATTGTCAACTATGTTGAATTTTATATAGGAGGTCAGCTTATTGATCGTCAGGATTCTATATTCACAGAGTTTCTTGCACCAAATTTACTTTCACAGGGGACCTCAAAGTCATCTCTTGTAATGAATCACGGAGGCTATGGAACACCCAGTTATTTTTACCCATTGAGGTTTTGGTTTTGTGAAAATTGGCAGTCTGCACTTCCACTTGTTGCTCTTCAATATCATGATATTGAGATTAGAATTTATTGGAGTGTAAACGCAGGTTCTACTTTTAAGACAGTAAGTTGTATTACAGATCCAAACGCTCCTAATAGCATTACCAACTGGGATGTATATACACAGTATATTTACTTGGATACAGATGAACGTAAATTTATGACTGATAAGAGTCACACAATGCTCATCACACAGGTTCAGTCTATGAATCCTACAGGTTCAAAGATTATGCCAATTGTATTTAATCACCCAGTCAAATATCTTTGTGCATCGTCTGGACTTGTAAATTCTATAATGGGTGGTAGTTCAAATGCTCTTACATCAGATACCAATCAGATTATTGTTCAGATTAATGGAACTGATATCGGTGATTACAAGTTTGCATGTCCCCACTTTACAAGTGTTCCAACTTATTTTCATTCTCCCTTTGCCGGTAACAATGCAAATGCATTCTTCTTGATGCCATTCTGTCTTGATACATCAAGGTTTCAGCCAACTGGTACACTCAACTTTAGTCGTCTAGACTCTGTTAGAATTGTTTCACAAGGTGCTAATATATACAATACAGTATATGGTGTCAACTATAACATTCTCAAAATTCAAAACGGAATGGGGGGTCTAATGTATTCAAATTAGATAAAAAGAAGAATCTATTATATAATAAAAGTAAAATGTGTGACGAAGAAGAAGAGGAATGCGAGCAACGCGTATACGCAGAAGGAAATACTATATTTTTCTTTTGTGATGTGGATGAGTACACAGTCAAGAAGATGTGTATCCTTTTGAAAAAAGTTTCAAAAACACATGACAACATAAAACTTTGTATCAACAGTGGAGGAGGTGGACTCTATTCTGGTTTTGCTGGTATGGATTATATACGGTCACTTGTATTACAGGGTACCCACATTGAAACAATTGCATATGGAATATGTGCATCTGCAGCTACATTTTTACTCATGGGTGGTTCAAAGCGATCCATGGGTAAAAATGCATATATACTCATTCATCAAATGAGTGATACAATTGGAGGAACTTTTGGTGAACTTCAATCATCTATGAAGAATAATAAAAAACACATGAAACATTTTAAAAGGTTGTACCTTGAAAATACCGGTGTACCAGAAGACTATCTTGAAAAGTTACTCACAAAAGATATTGTTCTTTCTGCAAACAAATGTTTACGATACAATATCGTACATGAACTCATCTAACCAACCATATCAGCAACTAATTCATCAAATGAATAATCAGGTTTCCAACCAAGTTTTTTAATTTTAGAACAGTCTCCCAATAGTGTATCAACTTCACATGGTCTATAAAACTCTGAAGATACACTGACTATTGTTTTACCACTTTGATCAGTACCAATTTCATCAAGTCCAGTTCCAGACCATATAATGTTGATTCCAGTTAGTTTACAGACCCTTTCAATAAATTCTCTGACAGAGTGTTGTTCGCCAGAAGATACTATATAATTATCTGGAGTTTCTTGTTGTAGCATAAGCCACATGGCTCTCACATAATCCTTTGCATGCCCCCAATCTCTTAGTGAATCCATGTTTCCAATTATAAGATGGGGTTCAGGTTTATTTAAAGCCTGAACTATTTTTTGAGTTACAAAATTAGACCCACGACGAGGCGATTCGTGATTGAAAAGAATTCCACAGCATGCATACAAACCATACGTTTCACGATAATTGATAACCATCCAATGTGCAGCAACTTTAGAAACTCCGTATGGAGACCTTGGGTAAAATGGGGTTTTTTCAGTCTGGGGATACTCTTGAACTTTTCCAAACATTTCAGATGTTGATGCGTGATAAAATTTAACCTTTTTAATGAGATTGTTTTCACGTATGGCTTCAAGTAAATTAAGTGTTCCAATAAAATTTGTTTGTACAGTTAAATTGGGGCACATGAAAGAAACCGCCACATGACTCTGCGCAGCCAAGTTGTATACTTCAATGCTATCAAACTTGTCAGCCTCTTTAAAAACTTTTGAAACGCTTGCAAAATCTGTAATATCTGCATCGAATAGTTTAAAGTTTACATGATTCAGTGACAAGTCTGTCAAGTTACTACTCTGTATATGATATGTAGTTCTTCTTACAATACAATAAACACTGTAACCCTTTTCTAAAAGTAATTCAACCAAGTATGATCCATCTTGACCAGTAGCTCCAGTTACAATAGCCACTTGAAACATTAAAGATAAAGAACATTTTATCTTTAAATGATGTCACAACGTGAATTTGAACTTTTTATTTTAAAAACTATGCAACAAATTAAAAGTGAAGTTATTCCTTATAAAACAAATTTTAGTAAAATTCGTCTCGGTGAACCCGGTGACGGTGGATATGCAATTTGTGATGGAATACCATCATCTGGTCTTTATAGCTATGGATGTGATGATAATATAAAATTTGAAAATGCATACCATGATAAATTTAAAAAAGAATGTTGGGTGTATGATCATACAGTACCTGGAATAACAAATAAACCAGATTTTATTCATTTTTTTAAACAAGGTGTATCTCACAAAACAACACATGATTGTGATACAATTGATAATCAAATTGCAAGAAATGGTCACACTGACTGTAGTCAGATGTTTGCACAGATTGATGTTGAAGGTTGTGAATGGAATATATTGAGATCATCTAAAAAACTTGAAGAATTTGCACAAGTTCTTATAGAGTTTCATACACCTCCAGTAAATGATATTATAAACTGGTCTACATGTATACTTGAAACTTTACAGTACATGAACAAACATTTTGTATGTGTTCATGTTCATGGAAACAACTCCCCTATACAACCGTGGGCTGATCACAATTTTCCAAGAATATATGAATGTACATATGTTAGAAGAGATTTAGTAACTCACGCAGAGATTGATTATCAAAAGTATCCCATGTCAGATGTAGATACTCCAAATTCTAGTGATAGACCAGATTTACCACTTACATGGTGGTAGTTTAAAGAGAAAAAAGTCTCAGTCTTTAATGTACGGAAAAGTTTTTGGTCGTTTTTTCCTTGAACAACACCTTGGTATCACGTGTGATGATACACCAGATACATGTACTGTATCAGAACTCATAGAAACATATGAATATTGGCAACACATGATATCAACACTATCATATTATAAAATAAAACAGTTGTTTACAATGTTTGAAACATCAGATGTTCATCCAGATATTATAAATGCTATGAAACATTTTGATCGCGTTATAGTTCCATTTGATTATCTTAAAAATATACTTGTGTCACACGGAGTTAATGCAGTGTCAATAAACTTTTATACAAGTGATCTTATTAGAATGAAACCTGTTGTAATTCCAAAAGTTGTTAATAGTAACAAACTTGTTTTTTTATATGTAGGAACAAACGATGTTCGTAAAAATGTTATTCTATTGACTAGAATATTTGCAAAAGCTTCACTTGGTACACAACATACACTTATTATTAAAACAAACACATGTGTTGATTTGGTTGAATCTCCAAATATAAAAGTTATAACAGACAAGATTCCACTTGATAAACTAGCAGGACTTTATAATATATGTGACTATGTTATTTCAACTACTCGAGGTGAAGGTGTTGGCTTGCCAATGCTTGAAGCAGATTACTTTAAAAAACCAGTCATTTCACATGATAAAGGAGTCTTTACAGATGTAAAGAATTTTATAACAGTTCCATGGCATGTGTTACCATCAAAAGAAATACCTATTGATTATTCAGTTGTTCCAGGTTTTTTGAAAAAAGTTTTTTATGGAACTTGGTGGGAAGTTGATAAAGATGAAACATTTAATGTTATAAAAAATTTAATTTCATCATCTGTCATTCCTGGAAACAATGGTACACTCACACATTTTGAACAAAATACATCTGAGACTGGACAAGATTTATAATACTTTTTAAAACATTCTAAACGTGGTAAAGGTATTGGGTAATGTATATTAGTCTCAACTTCATTCTCTTTCATGTATTTTATAAAAGAATCTCTGTCAGGAACAAGCATATACATGACATGATATACATCTATTCCAATTGTACTTCTTTTTGGAAAGATGTCTAGTACCTCGTACCTCTTTGCAATATGTATACGTTCATCGGTCCACTTGTCAATATGTTTCAACTTTTCAGATAATATTAATCCCTGGATACAGTCCATACGACTATTGATACCATCTGTTATATGATCATATCTATTATGCGAAGGAGCTCCAAGACTTGCATACTGTTTCATAGAATTTGATAATTTCATGTTATTCGTTATACATGCACCAGCGTCACCAAATGCCCCCAAGTTTTTACCCGGATAAAATGAAAAACATCCTATGATACCAAGAGTTCCAACATGGACCCCATTTATCTTGGCGCCAACTGCCTGAGCACAATCTTCAATAACTGGTACACCAAGTTTTAAAATTCTATACACATCGCAACACTGTCCATATAAGTGAACAGGTATGATACAGTCCAACTTTGTCTCCTTTTCCAATTTTGATATATCCATTAAACCAGTTTCACAATCAACATCTATAAAAATAGGAATGTGACCGGCTTGAACAACCGCCATTGCAGTTGCTGCATAACTCACCGCTGGAACTGCAATACGCGAACCTTTATCAAGTTCAAGAGATTTTATAGCCAAATAAAGAGCATCAGTTCCATTTGCACATGTTACACAATATTTAGACTCGGTGTACTCTGCAAATTTTGCACCAAATCCTTTGCGATCATCTACAAATGCTGATTCGTCAATAACTATATCAAGAGCATCGTGAAATGCCACTTTCAAGTCTTTATGAATACGATACATATCATTATATGGAATCTTCATTATTAAAGGGTAGGATGATAGTATCTTTAATAATGAAATTTATAATAGTTGGACTTGGTTATTTTGGTAAAATAATTCATTCCAAATTAAAAAATGAATCGATTACGGTTGTTGACCCTTTTTCAGAATCATCTGATTATAAAACAGTTGATGAAGTTCCTTTTACAGATGGAAAGTGGTTTGTGACATCACCAGCTTCGACACATTACAAAGTACTTTGTGAACTTTTTGAAAAGGGTGTCAAGGATATATGGGTTGAAAAACCTATATGTGCAACACTTTTAGAGACTCTTGATGTATTTGCAAGAGTACCTGATGGTGTTTTTTTATATTGTGATTTTACTTGGTTAAAACATTCTGCCATACTTTCCATGGGTGAATATATTTATAATAATTCAATTCAACATCTGGAACTTAAATGGTTAAATGATGGTACACATATTCCAAGTGATGTAAACATAGTCATGGATCTCGCAGTTCATCCTATATCAATAGTTACATACTTTTTATTCAAAAATAAAGATACTATTGATACTATTCAACTTGTATATAGTTCAAACAAATCAGTTGTGTTATGTGGTAAAAGTAAACAAGGTTGTACATTTAATATAGAAGTAAGTAACAATTCAAAAAATAAAATACGAACAATTAGTTTGTACTCTAAAGATTCTATTCGTTGGAACTCACAATCGGAATTTTATATTGAAAACATTGGTCAAGTTGAACCATCCGATGCAATAGAGAATAACATCAACTGCTTTCTTACAGGTAGAGGAAATCCGGTTTTTTGTTTGGATATTGCTAAAATACTTGAAAGAATCAATTGCTTTTAAAATCATTTGTTCTTTTTCTAAATTTGATAGATTAGATCGTTCTATTCCAATTATGTTAACCTTAAGGGGTCTTGCAGGAACCCCACCCCATGTTAAACCATCGGGTGACACACCTTTAAAAAATGAACCAGCACCGATCATACAACATTTTCCTATATTTGAACCTTGATGTATACTTGCATTCATTCCAATTGTTGTATAATCTCCAATGTGTACATGACCTGCTATACATGCATGAGGACAAACTGTTACACCGTCTCCTATAACACAGTCATGTCCTATGAAACATGTATTCATTATATAACAGTTTGAACCTATACAACTATCAATTTTACCCGGATTATTTATTATTACATTTTCACGTATTACTGTATCAACTCCAATAGAAACAGTTCCAATAGACTTTTTATTTCTCCAATCAGGTTCAGTAAACATTTATATGTACAAAGTGTACAGTCTTTATTCGTGTATAAATAGATAATTAGATTCGGGTTTTGATATTACCCTGTATCCAATTTCTTTAAGAAATGGAATTATAGGAGATGTTTCAAAATCAAAAATTTCAATATACATTGAAGGTTTATATGTTCTTATAGTTTTTTCAGCTCCTAATAAAACTTGATATTCATGTCCTTCAACATCTATTTTTATAATACTTGGAACTCCTTGATATACATCATCAAGTCTATCAGTTGTTGCAGATATACATTCTGATAAATGTTGTTCACTCGGGTGTATAGACCAACCTCCATAATTTGTTAAACCAAAATCTTGTGAACGTGGTTTATATAGTTCAACAGTTGATATAGTATTTGACAGTGCAATTGGATATACTTTTACCGGATTACTCAGATTATTTTGAGAAACATTTTTATTTATTATAGAATGAAATAAAGGTTCAAATGTATGAACTGGCCCATAATCTGAAAACATTAATGAGTTGTAACCTATATTACCTCCTATATCAATTATATCAGTTCCTGGTTTATATAACTGTGGTAAATCTTGTCTCATCCAACCATCCCATTCATATCCATGAGACAATGTATTTCTAATATATAAATCATCTGAAATAACATCGACAAGATACTTGTTTACTTTAACTGTATGGCTTGGAAACATTATTACTATTATTTATTGTATAATCTTTAACTTGAACTTTTTTTGTACAAGTACTTTTGCTTCCGTTAAAGAAGGTTTAGACCATAAGAGCCACCGAGACCAGAACCCCGCTGTTTGAAACCCTTTGGGTCTCCACTGTTCACGACGCTGATGCCTCGTCAAGTATCTTTTCATTCGTTCTGGGTCTTTATGTATAGTATAATCAGAGTATCCAATTTGACCAAAGTCAACATGTTTACCGTTGCTGAATACAACACGAAACTTTTTGTCTCTCCTTGGACTTTTTAGGAGAGTCACCTTCATTTACAAGTATTAGAGAATTAAAACTATTATATTGTAACCATGCAGATGCAACTTGATTCTGATTTCCTCGCAAAGTATGCCAAGGTCACCCCTCCTTTTGGATTCAATGGTCTCGGAGAACTCGTGTACATGCGAACATATTCTCGTCTGAAACCCAATGGAGAAAATGAAAAGTGGTTTGAGACCATTCAGCGCGTTGTTGAAGGAACATACAGTCTCCAGAAAAAACACATCGAACATCTCAGTCTCGGTTGGAATGAAAAGCAGGCTCAAGCAAGTGCTCAGGAAATGTATGACCGCATGTTCAACATGAAGTTTCTTCCTCCTGGGCGTGGTCTCTGGGCCATGGGAACTGATATCGTCAATAAGAAGGGTCTTGCAGCCTCACTCAACAACTGTGGCTTTGTAAGCACTGAAAACATGGGGACCAAAGATTCATTTTCCAAGGCGTTTACATTCACCATGGACATGTCTATGCTTGGGGTCGGGGTTGGATTTGATACCAGGGGCGCTGGCAACTTTGTAGTTCAAAAGTCTGAACTCGAGAGTACAGTCTTTGTTATTGAAGACACTCGCGAGGGCTGGGTCACAAGTGTTGGAGCTCTTATTGATTCTTTCAATAGTGGTCCAAGTGTCACATTTGATTACACCAAGATTCGCCCTATGGGTATTCCTTTGAAGACTTTTGGAGGTCTAAGCAGTGGCCCTCAGCCTCTCATTGATCTTCATGACAAGGTTGTCGAGACTCTGACCAGGAACATCGGACAACTTGTCACGGTAACTTCAATTGTTGACATCATGAATCTTATTGGAAAGTGTGTTGTATCCGGGAATGTTAGAAGGTGTCTTCCAGAAGGAACACTTATTCATACACAAAAGGGTCTCATTCCCATTGAAAAGATTGAACCTGGAACTCTTGTGTATACGTCAGAAGGTCTGGAAGAGACTTGTGAATTAGTTTACCAAGGTGAACAGGAAGTTATTACAATAACCACCGAACTTGGTGATTTTGAATGTACTGAAAAACATAAAATGGCAGTTGTAAGTGGTCTAGGAACTTATACATGGAAATGTGCTAATGAGTTACTTGATGGAGATCAACTTGTATTTCCAAATCATGTAGTTGAAGGTGAAGAAACCATTTCATTAAAAGATGCATATGATACCGGATACAATGATTCAAAAAATAATAAAACTATATCAAACTATATTCTATGTGGTACACCTGATATTCGTAAAAGTTATTTAGATGGACTAACACATGAATATGTAGTCAATAGTAATAAATGTTTATTTATTTCAGAAAATTCAAAATTTCTTAAAACAGTTCAGTGTATATATGCATCACTTGGTATTCCAACTAAAATTAATAATACACATCTTTCTAAACTTGAAAAATCTAAAACTTCTTCTTCAAACTTTTACCCAATCAAGTTCAACTGTATATCTCGAACTGGAAAAGTTTGTGCTACATATGACATTGCAGTTCCATCTGCCAAAGAGTTTATTGCGGCGGAAGGTCTACTGGTTCATAATACAGCTCTCATAAGTTTTGGTTCAAAAGATTCCGAAGAGTTTATGGATCTCAAGGATTACACAAAGAATCCTCAGCGAATGGACTTTGGGTGGACTTCAAACAATAGTATCTTTGCCGATCTGGGTATGGATTACACAGAAGTTGCTAAACGCATCTGTATCAATGGAGAGCCTGGAATTGCATGGCTCGAAAACATGAAACAGTACTCTCGCATGTGTGACCCACCTGACAACAAGGATTACCGGGTCATGGGGGGTAATCCTTGTCTCGAACAGTCGCTTGAATCATACGAACTTTGCTGTGTTACGGCAGATACTCGTATTCAGACTGATATGGGATGTCCCAAAATTGGAGATGTTATCGGAACAAGTGTAAATGTATGGAATGGAACAAACT